ATGAAATATAAGTTTACTACTCCAAAATTAACTGGCAAACCCGATGCGTATGTATTGCATATTTCGGTGGATGGGACTCAACACAAAAAGAGAATTTCAAAAAAGTTCACCCATAAGCAACAAAAAGAATATGCTGAAAAACTAGGTGCGAAATGGATTGAATTATTGAGTAAGGATATAAATCCATTTGACATTGAGGATAAGAAAAAGCACTTTAAAATCACTGAAAAGATAACTTTCAAAGAAGCATATAAAATGTTTCAGGGTGATTTTATCGGTAGTCCTAACACGCTTAATGCTTATAAATATAAGTTGCAAGATATAGACAATTTGTATGGTGCTATTCATTTGGAGAATATCACATCAGATGACATTGAGAATCTTTTAAAGGGAAAAATAAAAGATGGTAGTTACGCACAAAGTACAGTTAATCAAGCAAAAAAATCTTATACTGTTTTCTTTAATTATTGCCTTAAGAAGGGGCTAATTGATAAATCACCTATTGTTGAAGTGGCAAAACTGAAAAGTGATAAAGATGTAGATGAACGATTAAACCCAATTAATGATACAGATTTCACAATCATAATGAAGAAGGTGAAGGAATTGGAAAATCCCAACTTATATTACTTCGTTAACTTCATTTATCACGGATGTATTCGCCCGAATGAACTAAGGAATCTTAAAGTTAAGGACATCGATTTTACACATAAAAGAGTCAAAATAAGGGCATCAGTGGCAAAGTCAAATAAGTTGGATTATGTGCCAATATACCCTGCTTTAATGGATATAATCAACCAAATGAATTTAAAGGAAGCAGAAGATGAAGATTATGTTTTTTCAATAGATTCTAAATCGTTAAAGAAAACCGTCTACGGTAAACGTCAGCATAGGAAAGACTTTTTTGCGGATTGGTTTAGAGCTGTATTAAAAGAACTAAAATTACATGAAAATACAGGCTATTCCATCTATTGTGTTAAGCATACAAGCAATATCCATAAGGTAAATGATTCTTGGAAGCCATCGGAATTGCAGAAGCTTAACCGACATTCTTCAATTGACCAGACTTTAGCGTACTTAGCTAAGATTACGAAGGTCACCGAAATAGATAACAAGACCAGCAGAACAATATAAGGGGCTAATTAAAGCCCCTTTATTATTTTCTTGGATTTTTTCCGTAAATCTTTTTGTCAATAAAAATGATAATAATTAAGCCAATAATTGCACCTGCTAAAGATTGACCAAGCATACTAGCAAAAATATTCCCTTTGCTCGCTGTTTCAGGGAGATTTTTTAAACCGTCTCTTTTTATCACTTCATATATACAACCCCCAATTAATCCCATAAGAACGGAAATCCAACCAGCGTCTTCGAATTTTTTCAGACTCGTATGAGACACTAAATAGGTGAGTACTGTAATAATTAAACTTACCGTAGCTAAATTCATAATGCTTATTTCTTTTTCTCATCACCATGGAACGGTGAAAAAATCTTTTTAATTTCTTTTTCTGAAATGTATGTGTAATCGTAATCAGGATTTTGCGCAATCATCAATGTTGGGAACCCCATCATTGTTGTACGGCTAAAATAATACTCCTTTTCACCAAGTGTTACAGTTACATGCTCTTTACTTTCTTTGTTATCCAGTACTTCAAGCATGACTTTTTCGAGGTCTAACATGTCTTGTGTAGAAGCTTTAAGATGAAATTCCCCCCTCTTAGAAAGCTGTTTAAAAGCATTATTTGGGTAGATAAACATATAAGTTGTATCTCCATCAGTAATACCTCTTTTTAATTCCATTCTCAACACCCCGAGTGGTGCAACCTTACTAATGGTTTCCATTTTAGGTGTCTTTGACACTGACAATTGCGCACTGGCAAATGACGTTAAGCCCAATGAAAGAGCTAATGATAATATTGTTCTTTTCATATTTTCCTTACATTAATATATATCTTCAAATATATATAATTGACCAAATATATAAATACGGTTTTCCGCAATTTGAAAAAAGGGGGCGGGGGCGGAACTCTCTCAATGTTGAATGCAATCATAGATATATCTCTGTAACCTTTGACGATAGTCATTTTTTTACTGTTGAGATATTGTAATTATTTGTAACCTCATTACCTATACCAGAATATTGAAGTAGTTTATTTTAATCAATATTGAAGAATTGAATTAAACTGTTATAATTGCTGTTACAGTTACTATTACAATACTGTTGAAGATATAATATACTATCAATATTGAGAATTAATATTACTGTTACATATTATATTCCAATACCATTACCAATACCTAACGGTATAAATATTTCAGTTGGAAATAAAGAGATATAAGACATTATTTGTTAATTCCAATACTTTGTACTGTTGAGATATAATAATTGATTGTATAGCTTTATTTATAGCTTAAAATTGATATATAGATATTACTTACCTTCAATTGTTGAGAATTAATAAATAATATTGAAGAGTATATATTTTTCTACCTTCAACATTACACATACATTAATAATATATAAATATAGAATAAGAACAGTTATACACTTTATATACAATTCTATACACATATATAACAATTATAGTATCTTATTTATGTGTATAACACCTGTATAATATATTAACACTACAATATGTTAATTCTATAATAATATAATATCAATAATTCTATAATATAATAATATATGTAGGTAAGATTTTAGAAACTTTTTAGAAATAAAATAGAAATAAAATAGAAATAAATTAATACAGTGTAGGTAATAAATTTTAAAAAGGTAGGTAAGATTTTGTGTTGTATGTAGGTAATAAATTAAATAAAAAAAATATACATAAAAACTTGTTATTTTTTGTTTTTGCTATATATTCGTTATAAGTGGTTGCACTGCTAAGACTATCCAACTCATTCGAGGTTGGAACATTTTTCCAAAAGATTTTAAAATAATTAAAAATAATTTGATTGATAATCAGTTGGTTATATTTTATTCTAAAAATATACTTCAAACTTGCTTATTAGTGCAGTATTTATAATTAAACAATAAAATGTTGTCATATCCTGATAAGGGGGAGTAATTAACCCCCCATATCAAATTAAAAAATATGATGACAAAAAAAAGCAAATAAATAATAAATATATATGACAACAACAAAAAACAACAACAAAGAGACAATTAAGGTAGATATTCCAACAACATTGTTAAATGAATTAGAAGTGATTTTTGAAAGTGAAAAATCAAAAGTTTTTAAAAAAATATTATTCATCGTTTACCTCATTAATCAGGGAACTTGGAATGTAAAAACGAAGCAGTATAATAGCTATTACGAACTTTCAATCAATCACATGAAAGGTTATCTATCATTGAATAAAATGATGTCACCAATCATAAATACATTGATTGAGAAGGGTGTGATTAAAAAGAGTGGTATCGGAATCAATGGTAATAATTACACTAAATATTCTATGGTTCAACCATTTTCATTTTCAAAAATGGATAAAAAGGATGTTACAACTATCTTTCTTACTACAGAGGATGGTGCATACGTTAGCAAGTATATCAATGACAATTATATCGTCAAATATTCAGTGAATAAAGCTAATAGAGAATTAAAAACAACTGAAAAAGAAGTGGTTAATATCGAAAAGGTAGGTAAGATTTTAGAAAGAAATAATATGAATATAGAATTTCAGAATTTGGAAAAAAGGGTTGCATCACTACAGGAGCGTATATTTGCAATGCAACAACAGATGGCAGAACAGGAACAACAAATAAAACAGTTGGTGAATAACAGAGGTAATCAACCTTCAACAGCTATTGAAGAAGAAATTCAAAAAACCAATCTTAAAGAAACTCCATTCTTTCATGATGAAGAAGATATAAATAAAGTCAATTTAAGCGAATTAACTGACTTTTTCGCAGCGTATAATAGCGATAATAGCAACGATAAAGGCTAGGGAATAGGCCGTTCATTTGTGTATTCCGTTTTGATTATTTACATAAATTTTTGTTTTCAAGGGGCTTTAATTAGCCCCTTTTTTTTATACCTATTTTTTTATACGCTTTACAAAATTCCAATTCTAGATTATATTATAAGAAAAATAATTTATCTCATTATCAGTTAATTAAAAAATATATTGAAAAAATATTAATAAAAAAGTGAATTATTTTTTTTGAGGTGATATTTATAATAAAGAAAGCAACAAAGATGACATTAAAGGAATACGGAGACTTGACGATGCGGGAAATAAAGAAAGTGCTGACTCAACAACAACTAAACAACATCTATCTAGGGAGTACGATTAAAGCAATTAGGGACACTAAGGAAGATGACAATGAAGAAACGATAACTAAGCTCCAGTATATGCGAGATATACAGTCAGTTATGGAAAAAAAAGAAAAGTATGAGATATGCCACCATCTCCAAGTAATGATAAAAGTATTGGAAGGCAGAATTGAAAAAAAGAAAAAAAATAAATAAAAATGGAAATAACAAATATTAAAAATGAAACAATTACGAGCCGTGAAATAGCGGTGTTAACAGGAAAAAATCACAAAGATGTATTAAAAGGTATTAGAAAAATGGAAAAGTCTTGGCTTGAAGTTACTGAGGGAAATTTTGCGCTCAGTGAATATACTGATTCAACAGGCCGAAAACTACCTGAATACAGGTTAACGAAAAAAGAATCATTATATATCGCAACAAAATACAACGATGTCGCTAGAGCGAAATTGATAAACAGATGGGAGCAACTCGAACAGCAAGCAGTGAACAATCAGTTTCAAATTCCGACGACATTGTCAGGAGCATTGCTATTAGCATCCCAACAAGCGGAGCAGATAGAGCAACAACAATTGCTATTACAGCAAACAAATAATCAACTACAAGCGGTAAGCACCAAAGTGAATGAACAAGCAAATCAATTGCAGGAACAAGCCCATAAGGTTGTTTTTGCCGATGCAGTTATAGAGACTGGAGAAAGCTGTTTAGTTGGTCACTTAGCCACATTAATCACGCAAACAGGCTTTGAAATTGGACAAAATAGGTTATTCAAGCTTCTTAGGGATTTGGGGTATTTGGGAACCGTCGGAGAAAAGAAAAATAAGCCCCTTCAACACGCAATAGAAGATGGATTATTCGAATTGAAATACAGCGAATACCTCGATAATAATGGAAATAAGAAAATGACGACAGTGACAAAAGTAACTGCTAAAGGTCAAGCGTTTTTTATCAATTTATTTAAAATATAAAAGTATGTGGGATATAATAGGATATAGTATAGCGATAGGAATGGTTGTCAACACAATAATGACCATTCCATTATACGCTTATTTAGAGCGTTGGGGCAAGCCATTTTCATGCTCTTTTTGCATGGCGTGGTGGTGTTGTGTGATAATAGGTTTATTCAATTTAGCACCACTTCCAATAACGAATTGGTTGCTTGTGACACTAAGCGCACCTTATTGCGCTACACTGTTAGAACGCATTAAAGATGCGCTACCGATTAGGATTAAATAATAAAGTTGAACAATAATAAAGAAGAAGAATTCGATAAAAATTTACAGGAAAGAAAAGAAGAAGCAATTAAAGAATTGTATTTAACTGGTAGGTATAAAGGTACATATATGGGTAAAGAATCTAAATGTAAGGACAATCCAATCAAAAGTTATATAGCAGGGTGGTTAAAGATGAAAGGATGGAATGAGCAAAAAATAGACAGCGAGATGGACGATTATTATAACGAACTTTTTGCTGAAGTCTGGAAAATAAAGCTTGAAAAATGGCCTGAATTATTGGATAATCCTAAAAAAATGACGGCAACAATTTGCCTTATGGCTCAACGTCACCTATTCCGTGATGTAAACGAAAAATATCCAACAGCAAAAAGCTATTATGAAAAGAATAAACGATTCAGCTCCGAATACGACAAAGACATTAAGCGAATTAATCATTCAGAACTTTTTGAAATAGAAAATGAATATATCATAGAAGATGACCAGGCAACAGGCTTTGAAAAAAAACATAGTATCAATGTTGACGACTTTATAAATATGATGACAGCAGAACAAAAAGAACTTTTTTACAGCTATATCAATAAGAGGGGTACAGGTAAAAAAGGACGCTTCAATAATTCTGATAGAGAAAAGTATAACGAGATACTAGAGCAGATTACACGTGACTGTAAAGAGATATTAAAAAGATTAAATAGTTAAAAATGACAGAACAAGAAATAGAAGTATTAGAAGAGATTAAAAAAATAGAAGAGGTTTTAAAAATCTTCAAAGATGGTGGTGATTTGATAGTAAATATTGGCACACAACAGCAAATGAATGTGATATTGGGAAAGCTTAAAGAAGCTTATCCAACAGTAAAATATCCATTGAAAATTGACAGTTGTGCAGGATGTATTAGGAACTTTTTGAGCGATTTAATACCGGTGTTTGCACGATTGAGCAGGAACGAAAAAACAGAAGTTAACGAGGTAAATCCGTTCAATCCGATTGGAAGCGATACGGAAATTAAAGTTGAAGAGGTGCCAGAGCAGACAAGGAAAACTACCACGAAGAGAAGAAGAAAATAGGAAGAGGAGTTAAAAAAAGAAGTAACATTTTTGTAATGTTGACTCTCAATTATCCGATACGTTATTTATTGTGAAGCGATATTATTATCTTTGCCGACTTATTAACGTATTAATCACATGAAAAAAATTATTCTTTTTTTAATTCTACCTCTTATGGTAGCCGTATCGTGTTCGAAATCTAACGATGAAACGGAACAATCAAACACAATTATTGGTAAATGGGAAGTACAATCAATTGTTGAAAAAACTTACAATTATTATACTAAAGAGCTTCTAAAAACAGAAAATATTGCTTTTCCGAAAAATATTAAGTATTCAACGGAATTTAAAAGTTCTGGTAAGGGGGATTTTTTTGGTGAGGTAAAAAGATATAATCATTTTGACTTTTCTTATACAGATAAGACTGTAGATATAAAGCTTGTTAATCCAATTTATGGTGACGTAGAAGATGACGATGACGAAGTTATGGTTAGAGGGGGAAATTATACGATTGTGGATAATACACTACAAATAATTCAAGAATATGACTATTTGGAAGTTGAAAGTCCTAAAAATCCTAAAGTAAGTAAGCATATAGAATATATACAGACTTATAAAAGAATTAAATAATCTAGTGAAATTATTAGACTAAATTGAAAGGATAGCCATCAAAAGCTATCCTTTTTTTGTTATTATTGTTTTTTAATGTAAATGCTATGGTATATAATTTTTATAAGAAAATATTTTATTGTTTATTGCCTTTTTTGATAGTGTTGATTGTTGATTTTATGGATAATTTTAAAGGCTATAAAGAGATGGTATTGTTGTTAAACGGAAATGAGGGGGTAGCTAGGATTACAGAAAATCCTTTTTACGACATATCTACATTAGATGAACTGACTGATGACAATGGAGATTTTGATATGGATAAGTTTTATTACTATATTTTAGAAAAATATCCAAATCAAAATAAATATTTAAGATTTTCATACAATGACGGTAATAAAATCTATACAGATTCAATATTATATACAAATTATGTTGACAGTAAATGGGAAGGTTATTTAGATGATTTTCTTTCGACCGCCATTCATAAGTCTGTAGGCTCCAATTTTTATATTACCTATTACAAAGATTTAGCCTATCCAAAATCGGTTGCTTTAGATTTAAAACGTGATAAAGGTTATTTTGGTATTCTGAAAAATTATTTATTATTATGGGGCGTAGCTTTATTCTTTTCGATTGGTATGTTTTGGTCATATTTTATACAAAAGAAGTAGCGTTAAATCAATAAAATATTAATGAGGATAGCTAATCACTATCCTTTTTTTATATCCATACTTTTATAAATGCAATATAGTTGCGTGCCAATATTTATCACTGGAGATGCCAATAAAAGAAATGGCAAATAATGGTAAATGATTAGCAAACAACCTAAAAAGAGAAATGAAACAAGTATAAAAAAAGGAGAGGTCAAGAACCCTAAAGGCAGGCCAAAAGGTAGTGAGAACAAACGAACAAAAGAACAAAGAGAAGCTTTTGTTGTGATTATGGAGCTACTGGAAAAGCGAATGATGGACGGTGACGATGTTATCAAAAACCTTAATCCGAGAGCAGCAGGTGAGTTATATGCAACACTTTTAAATTATCAAAAACCTAAGCTTTCAGCGAATAAAAATGATAATACAACAGATGTAAAAGGTGATGTTAAAATAAATATTTCATTTGGAGACCTTTTAAATACCTCTACTGACGAGGGTAGCCAAAGTGAGTAATTATAATATCAAGCTACCAACACCACACAATAAGCAGAAAGAAATATTAAATGCTTATTTCAACAGCGGAGTTAAAAACATAACTGTTAATGCAGGCCGTAGAGGTGGGAAGAGTACAATAATGAGTATTATAGCGATTGTTGAAGCCTGCAACGGTAAGCAAATAGCCTATATATGTCCGCAATATTCACAAGCCAAATTTTTCTTCAATGAGATTCTAAAGTTATTGCCAATTAACGTAGCCGAAAGCAACAAATCAGATTTAGAAATATCATTTATAACAGGTGGTCAAATCAAATTTTATTCGGGAAATGGCGATAGTCTGGACGGTACAATCAGGGGGCGTAATTATGATTTGGTCATCATTGATGAAAGTGCATTTATTGCGAATCTTCAAGAAAAGCTTGATGGTGCGGTAGGTGCAACTTTGACCGATAGAGACGGCCGTTTGCTGATGATTTCAACGCCTTATGGTAAAAACTACTGGTTTGAATTATGTCAAAAAAATGATGGAGTTTTATGGTCACACTTTCATTATACGACTTATGATAACCCCTATATCAAAAAAGAAGTAATTGATAGGTTCAAACAACAATTATCGAAAGCCCAATTTAATCAAGAATATTTAGCTATAGCAGGAGAGAATGCAAGTGCAATTGTTGATAGCGATGTAATTGAAAGAAATACAATAACAGTATTATCAACAAATCAAACCGTTGTGTATGGAATTGATATTGCAACATCTCCAAATGGTGACTACACCAGTATAACAGCCTTAGATACTAACGGACACATGACCGAGCATCAACATTATAGAGGATTCGACCCGAATTTATTAGAGGGGATAATTAGGAATTTACCAGCGAATATTATAAAAGCAATTGATAAGACAGGCATAGGGGATGGACTATTTTATCGCTTACAGATGGTAGCACAAAACGTTATAGGCGTGCATTTCGATACCGCAACCAAGCTAAATTTAATTACAGAATTACGTGTTGCTCTCAATACTGATAAGCTAAAATTCAATGAAATAACAGCTAAGGAGTTAAGTACATACATTGCAACACTTAATCCCAAAACATCTAATATTAGTTTCAACAGTATTTCTGGCTGTTTTGATGATACAGTAATATCTTTAGCATTAGCCAATTTCTATTTAGAAGAAGGTAAAGCAATGCATAATTCGAACGGAAATCCATTAGCAAAATACGGATGGTAGCATCCAATATTTATCCAAAAAAAAGTAATGGTAACTAAAGAAGAATTAATTGATAAACTCCCCCTTAAATGGGCTGATATAACATTAAAACAATATATAACATTCAGGTCTTTGATTGACAAATTAGGGGGAACCGATGACTTTGAGAAAGTTTATCGCAATATGTTAGATATATATTTCTATGTATTTACAAATGTGAATATTATCGATGTTGAAGGATTTAAACAGGTTGATTATTTTAAAGTAGCGGAGAAGTTTAATGCCTTTGAGAATGACGAATCAAATACAACAGCAGACATTAATGAAAGCCTAATCAAGGGATTCGACCAAATCATTTTCGAGGATTTATTAAAATACATGAACTTACAAGAGCAGAACAGTATATCTAATTGGCCTGAAATGATAAACATCTTATTAAAAACTCCTATTGACAACATTGAGGACAATATGACAATGGCAGAAGCCAATAGGTTTTTTTTTGTTCTCGAAAAGCAATTGAAGACCTATTTGGAAGCTTTGGAAACCTCTTTGACTCAGAGCTTGAAGAAGAGCCACAAGGGGCGATAGAAGCAAATCAAATGTATTTGAAGAAGCAATTTTACAAAAGATGGGGGTACTTTGAATTGCTTCATAACGTATGCGAGTACCTATTTATAACGATGCTTGAAGGGATGAAAATGTTTGCAGTTGATGTGTTTGTTTATTCTAGCTTATTGAAGGATAAGGTAAACATACTAAAGAAATAACTATGGCAAAGAGTTTAAAACAAGCTTCAAAAAAAGCACAATTCAACAACTTAATAGATAACCTTGTTGCGAATACAGGAACCGATAAAGGTGCATTTTCTTTTAACATGACGGTACTGGAGCAGATAGTGGCAGAATTCATTGAAAGAGTTAAGAATGATATTAATGGTATTAATGATTTTTTGGTTACAGGCTCCATTGAAGAGCTTTCAATCTTGGTTAATAATATGAATGAGATTCAAGTGCTTGGTTTGCAACATATTATATATCAGGACGCAGGTGTTAACGGAACTCAAAAGAACAATGGAAGTCCATTCTCTTATTCGCAATATAAACCCCCTGTTAGTGTATTTATTGATTGGGTTAAGAATCGACAGTTGATTACCTCTAACAACTCGAAGTTTTTTAAAGATAGTGCATTCGATGATATGACGACAGATGAGAAGATAACCCAATTAGCCTATGCGATTAGGGCAAAAATATATAAAGAAGGTTTTCAATCTAAAGGTAGATTTTGGCGTGATAATGTTGATTGGTTAAAAAATGAATTAAATACACGGATTCGACAAGGGCTAGCAAATGACATCCGCTTCCATATCTTCAACAAGTATGGGGATAACCTACAAAGAAAATTATAAATAAATGGCAATAACAATAATAAAGAAACCACATCAAATAAGCCCTAACGGCAACTTAAATACTTGGATGTTCTCATCGGACAATCCGAATATAATATATTGTGTTTTAACGATGACTAAGGGACAAAGCAATGATATTATAGCGAAGAAAAAAGTATTCCCAAAACCCCTTACTAATGTGCTATCGGTGGATGTATCCAACGTACTTAAGAATTTAGCGGAATCGGTATTAAATAACAGTACTGAGGTAATAACCTTGAGCAATCTACCTGCATACAATGTTAAAATAGAGGAATTTATAATTGACCCTGCAACAGGTAATATAACAGCAGGGGATACGATTAACGAATACAGTAATTACTTTTTTGAGTCGGAAGAAAATGTAATTGATTTTTTTGGGTATGATAGTAATAAATACAACATCCAACCGTACAAAGGTCCAAGCAATACAGACCCCAAAGCTAAATTCCTAACCAACCAACAACAGGTAAAGAATATTACAACACAGCAAAAGGAGTTTTTAAAAATCTTTGATTTAAATCGACACGGACAGAAGCTTAAAGTAAGTTTATACGATAGCGATAACGATTTGCTTTTGGACGTGTCAATACCAATTGAAAGAGAAGGTGTTGGAAAAAATGTAATCAGTCTAAATGTATCACCTTTAACAATTTTAAATCATCCATTGATAAAAAACACAGATGAAGCAAGTATAACGCACACATATAGGATTGTTATTACTGATGCGTGGGACTATGAAGTAAGCGAGAGCCGAATATATACAATGCGAGAATCTTGTCAATTGAGGGAAAGAAATATTGTATATAAAAATGTGCTTGGTGGATGGGATAGTATAATTGTTAACAACAGTATTGAGACACTAACAACTGCAAAAACCTATATCAATCGACCAATATCAAGAAATAACACGTATAGCCAAGACGGTAAATTCTTTGGTAATAAGGATGTCATCAATACAAATAACACATACAGCTATACAGCATCAAGTGGGTATTTAGATGACTATGAAAGTAATCTTGCGAAAGAGGTAATCACCTCGAATAAAGTATATATAGCTGTTGATGACTTTATGGTAGAAATCAGCGTTGATAACAAGAGCTACAAAGTAATGCAACAGCATTTAAATAGCTTCAAGCGTAACCGTTTGGATTTGCAATATACTGCTCCATTCTCAATTCAGAAATTACAGACTGTTATAAATGCGAATGATATTGACCTAAATAATAACCCTGATTCAGCTCTATATCTTGCTGTCAATAGTGGTGATTTTGTCATCGATAACTGGCTTAATAGCGTAACATTAAAATACTAATTCTTTTTTTACATACTACTTTTAGCCCCTTAATTGGGGCTTTTTTGTGAATTAAAAAATAAAGAAGATTTTAAGCCATATAAGCCCCTGTAATACATTAGAAGTGGTTTTGAACTATTGATATGAATGTTAAAAGTTATTGCATCCTATGGCATCTAATGAAGTCAAATATTGATTTTATAACCGATTATTTGCAGATTAAAAAATAATACCCCATCTATCTATATATCCCAACTGTTGATATAGACAAAGCCAATATTTATCCGAAAGAAGTTAAAAAAAATGGCGAATAAAAAACAGTTTCCGAAGGATTTCACGAAAAAGGACCAAGTAAATGTAAACGATAAAATATTGGGTGCTGATGCTGTTAGTGGTGACCCTTATTTCATTGAGGTCGGAGAAATCACGAAGAACAAAGTCGATAAAGAGAATAACAAAAGCTTAGTACTGGATAGTGAAATAACCAAGCTCCAAGGCTTACCAACAAAGACACAATTGGATGCTACAATCAATTCAGGACTTAATACCAAGGTTGATAAGGTAACAGGGAAACAATTGTCAACTAATGATTATTCAAATGATGAAAAGGCAAAAGTTGCGAAAATCAAAGTTGAAGCTACAGGTGATAGCAATAAATTCCTCAACGAAAAAGGGGAATATAAAGAAGTTATAGTACCTAAAGCACCTGTACAAAGTATCAGTGTTAACGGTGATGATGTTGCACCCGATGTTGATGGAAATGTAGCAATTACAATTCCTGATGCACCAATTCAAACAATTGATGTTAATGGTGAAAATGTTGCACCTGTTGACGGTAAGATTTCAATAGAAATTCCTAAAGCTCCAGTGCAAAGTGTGTCGGTTAATAATGCAGTTGTCGAACCTGACAATAGTGGTAATGTTAATATTGATGTTAATATCAATGTTGAACAAACAATCAATCCTGCATCAACAGACCCTGTTAGTTCATCTGCTGTTGCAAGTGCTTTCAATGAATTGGATTCTAAATACGGTACTCAATTATCTTTAGCAACAGTTGGTGAAGGAGACGATAAAGTATATTCTATTTCATTACTTAATGAGAATGGCGACATCTTAAGTACAACGGAGGAATTTGCAGGTGGCGGTGGTAGTGGTGATGTAACCACGACTAAAATTGTGTTGACAAAATTGTCTCAAAATAGTACCATTAAAAAAGGTGATGAAGTCATCTTACAATACCAATATGACCACATCGATACAACAACCAATGTTAGTACAGGAAACCCTGCAAAAATAACAACTAAAGTTACAGCGGGGGCTTTATCCAACACAATAGAATCTGTAGTAAACGCAGGTACAATTAATAACTTGGATGTATCGGATTTATTGCAATTGGGTAATAACATGATTACCATCCGAGCGGAGGTAAATACAGGTGACAGAATCCAAGTATCAACAATTACATATACTGTATTGGTGGTGAATTTGGTTTTAAATTCCTCGCTAGATATTGCTCAATACTATGATAAAGGAACATCTATTTATGTACCTTTCTCTTTGCAAGGAAGTGGAAACAAAACTTTAAAAACATACGTCAATAATTCGCTTTATGAGACTAGAACAATAACACAATCGACTGCAACAGGTACAATATTAATTCCTACATCGAGCTATTCGCATGGTAATATCAATGTGCAGATAGTTGCGGAGTTGGACGTAGTTAGTTCGACTATCTTATCCAATTCAATCTATTATGATTTGATTATTCGTGAAGCTAATAATAGTACTCCAATTGTTGCATCAAGATATAATTATTTAGATGGACGTATTATTGAAGTAAATCAAAGGCCGTCAATTGTTGCAAAGCAATTTGAGGATTATACTATAAATTATGCTGTTTATGACCCGTCTAAGCCAACAAAATTGGTTAATGTTATTGTCGATGGTGCATTAATTTCGAGCGCAAACGTAGGCTTTACAAGTCAAAGGGTAACTAATAAAAGTATATCAGCAGGGGAGTATGTTGCTAAGATTACAACAGGTAATATTGAATACTTATTTAATGTATCTGTTAGCAATTCCAATATCAATCTGTCAGAACCAACTGATAATATGGTTTTCAAATTCCTTGCAAGTGGACGAACCAACAACGATGTAAATAAAGATACTTGGAATTCTACCAACAGCCCAATAACAGCAACTTTAAGCGGTGTTAAATATGGTGGTGATGGGTGGTTGAATAATGCTTTAAAACTTTCGGATAATGGCAGAGCAACAATAAATTATAATGCGTTGAATGCAGGTAACGCAGTTGTCAGCAACTCTTTTACGTATCAAATCAAGTTTAAAACTAGTGATATTGTTGATGATAATTCACAATTAATAAGGTGCTTAGATGCTGACGGTACAGGCTTTGTAATCACTGCAACGCAGGCATTAATGCAAACAAAAGGCAAAGCTACAGTGAGCATGAAATTGGCACCGAATGAGGTGTACAATATCACGTTTGTTTCCTTTCCTTTTGTTTCTCCAACATCGTCAGATTATGAAAAAATAAATGATTCAATGCTGTATCTGTACATCAACGGAATTATGTCAGGGGGTGTGCAAATGTCTAATAGTGATTCAATTTATCAAGCTATACCATCTAATATTATTTTGGGTGGCGGTGGTGCTACATTAGAAGTTTATTCAACTAGATTATATAATCGTTACTTGTCAGATAGTGAAGCATTGGATTTGTACATAGTTGACTTGGATAATGTAAATGACATTGTAAGTAAGTATAACGCTAATGCAATCGTTGACGGTAATGGAGAAATTACGGTTGATAACGTTGCGGAGGATATGCGATACCTGGTTATTACAGGAGTTGAAGCGAATGGAGTACAAACAGTATTGCAAGCAGCTATTAACAATAACAAGAAAACAAAGTATAACGTTACTGAAATTTTGCATATTAAAAAATCAGAACCCCAGTTGAATTTTAAATTGGTTGGTGGCTCGATTCAATTGCAAGGTACCAGCTCGCTCGCATATCCAATCAAGAATTACAAAATCAGCTTATTAAATTCTCAAAAACAAGCGGGTGAATTTTATTTAGGTTGTGATGCACAAGGTAATGGTGGGGTGTTACAGGATAAAGCATTATTCAGTTTTAAAGTTAAATCTGATTCAGGCAAAGTGCCTGCACCTGTAAATTTGTGGTGTCTTAAGGCTGATTTTGCCGAATCTTCAAGTTCGCACAATACAGGTATGGCAAGGCTTGTACACAATACTTTGACAAGTATTGGAGAAAAAACACCGCCACAAAAGGCTGTTCCAAATGACTATAAATACGATGTGCGTACCACTGTCGATGGTGAGCCTTGTTACCTGTTCTATAGAGCGACAATTAACGATGTACCTAAATTCCTTGGTAAATTCAATATGAACAATGATAAGGGTACAGAAGATGTATTTGGATTTTTGAATATACCTAACTACCATGTTGAAGCTGACGGTGTAACCCCAACGCAATGGATTCAAAATAAATTTAGCGGAAAAAATCCAAGCGAATGTTGGGAGTTTTTAAATAATGATTATCCAATGGGTTCATATTTGGATGATGATTTTGACGTAAAAGTTGATGTTGATGGTAAGCAAATACCGAATTGGACACGTGTTTTTGAAGCTCGTTTCCCTGACAACCAAGATACCTACGCTGACGGTACAAAGAAGCCTTATTATTTGGAAAGGTTTGTTAAATGGGTTAAAGCCACACAAACCGATACAACTAAATTCAAAAATGAATTAAAAGACTATGCTGATGTAAAATACCTATGTGATTATTATGTATTGACAGACATTTTAGGAGCGGTTGACCAAAGAGTAAAAAACCAAATGTTAGCATTTTGGTATGACACCGAGAAGGATAAAATGTTGGCTTACTTTATATTTTATGATAATGACACAATTTTAGGGGTAAGGAACGATGGACGGTTAAAATATGGATTTGATATTGATGAAAATACAATAGATACAGAATTATCGGTAGGTGGTAATACGGTATATGCTTTTGCAGGTCACAATAGTGTGCTTTGGAATAATCTAAGGACGGAGTTTCAAACTGAATTACAGGAAGCTTACCAACGCATTCGTACCAAGATGACGAATGACTACATTTTCAATATGTTTGATAAGGAGCAATCCGATAAATATGTTGAAAGAACATACAATTTGGATGCTCAATATAAATATGTAAAACCTAAAACTCTAGGTACCGATGTTAACGTGGGTGGTACTGTTTCAAACTTGAAATATTCGTACTTAGAATCAATGCAAGGTTCTCGGAAATCGCACAGACATTGGTGGTTGACTAATCGTTTAAATATCTTCGATGCCAAGTATTCAACAGGGCAATACACATTGACAGACTTAGCCTGGAAAGGGTATAGCAATGCAGGTGCAACCATCAAAGCAACAGCAAACAGGGATTTCTATTTCCAAGTACGTCGTGAGGGTACAGTAATGACCCATGCAAAAGTTGCTAAAGGTGTTGAATGGTCATATACTTATCCAAATGATGCAAACATCGGTACCATCTTCCATTTGTATGGGGGCTTATACATGTCAAGTTTGGACATGTCCGAATGGGGTGGCTTCGTTGATTTAAATTTGCCTACCCTACCTGTTTTATATACTCTTAAATTAGGTGGTGCGAGCGGAAAAACATACCCTTTAACAGAGATTGCAGTAGGTAATAAGTTACCAATGTTAAAGGTTTTGGATATTAGAAATTATACTGCCTTACCTTCAATCGATTTATCAAGTTGTACAAGGTTGGAACAGGTTAACGCATTAGGCTGTAATAATTTGGCTTCAATATCATTTGCTGATGGTGCGCCATTGCAATTATTGGTATTACCAAAGAACTTGAAGAGCTTAGTACTTAACTCCGTTGCTCAACTGGATAACGCCAATATTCAATTCCCCGAGGGAAGTTCTTTGCAAGTATTGTCAATATCGAATTGCCCAAATATTGATTGGTACCAATTGTATTTTGCGAACAAAACCACAATTACCAACATCCGTGTTACAGGCATCGATATGAAAGGCGATGTTGAATTTTTAAATCAATTTAAAAACATCGGTGGTGTTGATGATAAGGGGAATTTGGTTACTACAGCTCGTTTAGTGGGGACGTATAGATTGACACAATATTATGATGACATTGCCGTATTGAGAACGCAATTCCCTGAATTAAATATTATTCAAGCAGAATATAGTAGCGTGGTATATTTACGTGATGTTGTTGCAACTGCTAACATTTATAATCCTGAAAACAAAACAGGTTATACAACTGCATTGCCGTATGCTCCAAGTGGACACTTCAAAGCTTTATTAGACAAAAGGCATAGATATTTGGGTAAATTGTCAGATGGTACAATGAATATTGCACAGTTGAGCGATACCAACAGTAACTATTATGCGGATGGTACAACGCTAGCAACTATCGACGGCACTAACGGAGATGTGTTTATTAAGGAACCAAGTTATTGGTATAAAGGAATTACGAATCACAAAGAAGGGAAGAGTATTATTTATTTATCAACCAATGCGGATAAACCAAAAAGTCAGGCTATAGAGCGCAAAGTAATTACGAAAAATGACCTTAGAAATAGCGGTGATTGGGAGCGAATCGCAGATAGGTATTTAGCTAAAGGGTATGCAACTATTAATGCATCTTTAAAGCAGGTAAATGTTAGCGGTAACGGTTCAGCGACTGATTATGGAATTTATCGGGTTGATGTTAGCGGTTTTAATTTTATCGCTTTTCCGATGGGATATAGCGCGAGTGAGTTCCCACAAGTAAGCTTGTTTAGTGATGCAAATGACAACGTAATTGACACAGTCGAAATTAAAAATACTGAAACATCAATGTCCAATTGGTGGGTTGATACTGTTTGTCAGATTCCTGTAGGAGCTAAATACTTATATGTATCGGGTAACTCATATTATGCTGATACGTATATCGATGCTTTTAGTACACCTATTTCTTTAGTAAAGGGTGATGATATTAGTGATGTATACGATTGGAACAAGTTTGATGAATGTTTATTATCTGCATTTCCGAATAGTTATAACGCAGATAATGACCCTGTAATTAGGTCTAAAAAAGGTGGTACGTATACGGCAAGTTTATTGACTTTGGCAGAGATTGAAACAAAAATAAATGCTAAAGGGGCAGGTTTTAAACTACCTAAATACGGGCTGTTGAAGCACATTCAATTTTTGCATTTGATTGCGTACGGAGATAGGAATTTTCAAACTAAGTTTATTTACAATGTTCATGACACTAAGCCTAATTTGTTATTCTCCAATTACGGTGCATCTGCTCCTTATGGTATGAAAGAAACGAATGGTGAAAACTCCGATTCACCACGTTATAAATTGGCTGATGGTACATTCATTAATACTCCTATTTCTGTTGCGTTTGGTTACGAAGGGCTGTACGAGAATCGTTTAATTGTTGAACACTTTATGCCGTTCGTTTATAACGGTTACACCAATAGCAACTATCAGGCATTGATTACTGACGTTGAGGGAGGAAGAAGGGGAGTACTAGGATATTACAATGATACCAAGGATTTACAAATCGGTCGCTACGTAGATATGCTTCCTGATACTAATAACGATAGACGGCAATTGTTATACAGCTATAGTGCTAGTTATTTCCAATACCCAGCTTATTACGCAGGAGATGAAAGACATATACTTGGATTCGCTTCAAATAACGTGGAGAACCGTGTTATGTCAAGTAGTTATATATATACAACAAACAAAAATGTAACCCCTCGCTTTGCCTATTATGGTAATATAGCGGTAGTTACTCCTAATAATTATTAAAATGTTAAAGAAAGTAGAAGATAGAAAAATGGGTGGGCTATTATTGGCCGACCCATATAAGGACTTATGGATTTGTGAAATTACTTGTAGTAATGACGATACCCATTACCTATTCAATAAGGAATATAGAGGAAAACCAACAATAGAAACCGTTACAAATGATGTATTAAGGGAACTAAATAGCGAATGTGAAAAGGAAATCATCGAAAATTTAGAAATTAATGGTAAAAAAGTATGGTTATCAATTGAAAATCAGCAGAATTATAAGATGTTGTATGACTATTTTGCTAAAAATACGACGAAATTACCCTTAAAAGTTAAGTTATATGACGAAAATGGAGTAGGAGAGTATAAGGAGTTTGATTCTTTTGAGGATTATGAAACCTTTTATTTCGCCACAATCGAGCATATAAATAATACTTTATTAAAATACTGGACGATAAAAGATTCAATTGATTGGTCAGAATATGAACTATAATTTGTAAATTCAACTTCTTTCATAAAAATAAAGTTTTAGCCCTTCGTAGATTTCGGATGCGAGGGGTTTTTTATTTGAATAAAAAAAGTCTAGACTATTTGTCTAGACTTAAATAGGAATGGATGACATATAGATTTAATCTTCATCAAATTCTATCCCATCGTCCCATTCGTGACCACAGTCTGGGCATTCATATTGAACACCATTGTGATAAGCGTTTTCGCTATAACATTCAGGACATTCTACCATATTGTAATTTATTTAGGTGAACAAGATGTACCGCCAATAGCCCAAAACGGCCTTTTAGGACATGTACGCATTTTTAAATGATTCGAACTAATTGACCAATAGCCACACCATCGACATACTTTGATAATTGACATAAATAAGAAGGTTAAAAACGGTTTTCAAATTAATAATTATTATCTAAAAGTCCAATATTTATTAATAAAAAATGGTTAAAAAATACAATCTATTCATAATGTCGAACGACGATAGCGAAGTTTTTGAGCTTGATATTGATTCGTTCGACACCTCAACTATTTTTGCAGTTGAAAACCTTCAAGACATAACAAAGCGGAATGATACAATTAGCTACGATATAAAGTTATTGAGAACAAAAAACAATAACATCGCATTGGGAAATCTATACGATATTTCAACATTTTCGTCACCGCAATACACACAACAGTTAGGTCACAATTACACACCCAATCAATTAGTCAATTGTCAACTCTTTGAAGATAATACCCAACTGTTGAAAGGTAAATTGCAGATTGTTGATTTTGATAAATTATCATACAATGCAGTAATAACAGGTGAGGTTGTTAGCTTCATGGGGAATATCAAAGACCGTTATCTGCACGAATTAGATAGCTTATCGGAAACAGTACAGTTTAACTACACTTACATTACTCCAACATGGACAAGTACAACATCACCGTATATTTTCCCGATGCTTGATTATGGTGTCGATTATCGTACAGGGACGTTTGACCCTTATGACAATAATTATGAATTCAATAACTTTCGACCTGCATTTTACCTAAAAAGCTATTTGAATGCTATTTTTAAAGGATTTAGGTTCGACCAGAGTAAAAAGATTTATACACAAAAAAAGGAAGATAATACAATATTAAATAACAATACTGTCGATACTTCAAAGATTGATAGCATTATTAATAACGTATTTATTCCCAATAATTTTGAAAACTTTACTCGAAGCGTTGAAGGCATAATTACAAAAATCCTAATGTCTACACCTGGACAAGTAGGTGATAATGGAAACTTGCAAACCATCAATGGAGTGGCAAATCAATTTAATTCGTCTGTTGATGACTTTTGGATTGTTGGAACTAAGACAAATTTCAAATTATGGGAATCGAACGGAGGTGGAGTGACACAAAATTCAATGCCAACATTGCGACCAAGAGATAAATACATCAATTGTACATTGCGTTTGCGTTTTCGCCTAGTTATGCCAGTGGGTACTACAGGCACATGGATGGTAGGTCTTGCCGATGTTGCAGGAGCGAACAAGTTAGAACAAGGGCAATTAAAGCATTACACCAAAGTACAGAAAACGGATATTAATGTAACTCAGGAATTCAACATGGAATTTGATTTGCAAGTGGATAACCTGCAAGGGGAATTTGCATTTGTATTCTTTAGAGAAGACCAAAGTGCAAAAGACTCAAAAAATGAAACAGGAATTGAATTTGATAACATCGCAATACAAGTCGGAAAAAGCAATACAACAACCGAAATAAGCGTGAATTATGATGATGCAATTGATGTATTTAATTATATTCCAAAAGATATTAAGATATTGGATTTTCTTAAGTCGATTATGCAAATGTTCAACCTGTATTTGTACCAAGACAAAGACATTCCGAATAGATTTGTATTAGACACGTATAACAATTTTTATAAGGACATTATCACTTTAAATCCCTCAAATGCTATAGATTGGAGTGATAAAATTGAGTGGAACAAATCTAAATTCTCAACAAATATTAATCTTCCAAAATCGTATTCATTCAAATTTGTAGAGGATAGTGATATGATGAATGATTACTATCAAAATACATATAAGTCGAACTTTGGCGATTATTCGGTAATTAATGAAAATGGTACGGAGGATGATAATACAGTTGAATTAATTTTTGCACCAACCATTAATCTAAGCCATTCAAAAGACTTGAAGAATTTACCAATAATTTACGAATCAGATTCTTTGATGGGAGAGAAAAAGCCATTTAAATCAAATATTCGGATTCTCTATAATAATGGTTTAAAAGCGGTATCACCTTCATTTGAAATAAAAAATGGCGATACGCTAATAGGTTATAGACCCTCATATAACTATTGTAGTATGTTGTCATTTAATTCGTCCGATGTATTTGAAGGCATGTTACTTTTTGATGTTCCTTTCAACCTGATGACCTATGATTTTACAGCAATAAATAAGTCTAAATCATTATTCACATTGTACTATACAAATAGAATAAAGGAGTTGACCGATAATAATTTGACCGTGTTGGAGGTTGAAATATATCTAACTAAAGAAGATATTGAAGAGTTGGATTTTACAAAGCCTGTCTATGTGGAAAATGAGGATGGTAACGCATACTTTAAGCTTTTAGAAGTAAATTATAATAACAACACGCTGTTGTCAAAGTGCAAATTGCAGAAGATTACGATTTAATATATATTTGTTATAACAAGTACCCTACATACCAGAGTATGTATATGAGGGCTATCCAATTGGGTAGCCTTTTTTGTTTCCACCCTTTACCACCAAGCCAATATTTATCAGAAAAATATAATGGCTATTAAAGGTAATAACAATAATAAGGAAGAGATTTTATTAGGCGTACAGGTCGATGTTGCAGAAGCGGAGAAGAAAGTCCAAGAGCTTGAAAAAAAGCTAGATGCTTTACAAGAAGTTAAATTAAAAGTCAGTGGTGATGCATTGGCACAGGTCAATATGGAAATTGAACAAACGACCAAGGCAATCAAAGACCTCAATGAAACAATTATAAATCCATCTTCCAATGTTGACGAAGTAAAGAATGTTGGAAAAGTGGTTGAAGACCTAAATGATGATATTGAAAATGTCAACAAAAACAAAATAAAACCTCAAACTGATAATAAGGACATAAAAAATACTATCCTTTCATTGGATGAAATGGATGATTTATTGAAGAAACTTCGAGATGAACAACGCACAACTAAAGACCCTTTACGTTTACAGCAATTAGCTAATGAAGCTAAGAGCCTAACATTGCAAATAACTTCAATGGAGGATGGATATAAGGACGTTACCGCCACCGTCTCTATGTTAGAGGATAAGTTGTATTCCCTATCCGTGAGTAATCAGCAAAATAGTGAAGAGTTCGCAACAATATTAAATCAGTTAACACGATATAAACAGGCAGTTATTGAGGTAGACAAAACTGTTGACACCTTAAGTGTAGATAAGTGGACAAGATTTGTCGAGGTTGGAGAATCAATGACTGGAATTTTTGGAGCTGTTACCGCTTCAATGCAGTTAATGGGAATTGAGTCAAAAACAGCAGAAGAAAATATTGCAAAGCTTATGCAATTACAATCCATTATGCAAGGCTTACAAAGCTTAAATCAATTCAGAAAGCAATGGACGGCCTTAATGTCATCTTTCAAAGCAGGAAAGGTAGCGACCGAAACAATCAATACAATTAGTACTGCAACAGGTGAAGCAAGCACAGCAACGGAAGGTTTAGCAAGTGCAACAAAGGGTGCTACTGGAGCAACTAATGGCTTTGGTATGGCATTCAAAGCAATCGGAATTGGCTTGTTAGTTACAGCATTAGCATATTTGGTTACCAATTTTGACAAGCTTAAAGAAGTCGTTTTCAACTTAGTTCCTGGTCTTAGAGATGTAGCGCAATTTCTTGGTAATATAATACAAAAAATTTCTGATTTCATCGGGATTACATCCGAAGCCCAACGTTCTCTAGAAAAATTAAAGAAGCTAAATGAAGGTATCGTAACAGGTATTGATAGCCAAATTGAAATGCTGTCAGCGATGGGTGATAAAGAGAAAGAAGTCTATGAATTATCGCTAAAACGCAATTCTTTAAAACGTCAATCATTAATCGAAACGGCAAAAGTCAATAAGAAACTAAATGATGAGGAACAAAAACAACTTATTGAATTAAATACAGAACGAAACGTGTTGATATTAAGCGAGCGTAAACGTATTAATGACCTTGCTAAAGAGCGTGCAGATAAGGCAAAGCAGGAATATGATACACTGTTAAATCAGCTAAAAGGATACCTTAAGGAAGCCGAAAAAATCACTTATGCTTCCAACCATAATAGCAGGCAAACCGAATTAAAAAATCTTGCTGATAAATACAAAGAACAAATTGCAGTAGCGAGAAAGCTAAACCAAGATATTTCCAAGCTTGAAGAAGCCGAAAGAATCGAACGCAATATTATCAACAAGAAATATGACGATGAATATTTCAGTTACATTAGGGGAAACAGCCGTCAATTTTTGGATGACTTTTCACGTGAATATTTAGAAACAATTGAAGGCTATACAAAGCAAAAAGAGAATGCAACAGCGTCACAAAAGGCTGATTTAGATGCAAGGCTGAATAATCAATTATTGTACTTATCGCAATTGAAACAATTAGCTATTTCCCAAAAGGTGGCCGAAAAAGATTTAGCTAATTCAATGGACAAAAACGAAATTGACGATGAAGCGGACAAAAGGAAATTCAAGCAACAGAAAGAAAAGCTAGATGCTCAGTTGCAAGCAACAAAGGACTATGAAGACACCTTATTACTTATCACAACCGAATCTAAAAACCTAGAAAATTCCGAGATACAACGCTTATACCAAGAAGGTCAAGCGAGGTTAAAAGAATTGATGTTAGACCCATCGGTCAATGTGAATGAAATAACCAATATCCAAGCAGACCTAAATGCTAAGCTAAGTGCAATCGAAGCGAATAACAAAGAGATAGAAGACGCTACAGTTAAGCACCAACAAACTATTCAGAAGGCAGAAAAAGCCAATGCGAAAGCCAAAAAGAAAATAATGGATGAAGAGACCAAAGCAAAATTGGATAATTTATCCATCGTTGGAGATGCTGTTAATAATGCACAAGGCTTATTAAAAGAGGGGACTATAGCCCAAAAGGTGCTTGGAATCGCAGATGCGACCATTTCGAGCTATGTTGCAGGTGCCAAAGTAATGAAAGAAGTGCCTTATCCGATGAATATACCTGCAATGTTTTCAGTTATTGCAAGTGGTTTAGCGACGGTAAAAAAAATCATGAGTGTAAAAGTCGATGGTGATACGTCAGGCGGAGCAGGAGCAGATGCCCCAACATATTCTGCACCGGTCATTAATTCAACAGTTTTAAAAACAGCTGAAAATGGTACCGATAAGTTAAGTGATGTTATTACACAAAGCAACGAAAACCAAGTTGTTAAGGCATATATCACCAATAGCGATATTGAAACCAACGAACAGAAAAACCAATTTATAAAACGAACATCGAGTTATTAGTTTTTTTACCCCCTCTCAATGAGGGGTTTTTTATTTGTCATCCAATATTTATTGGAAAAAAATATGGATAGAAAACTTTATGAGTTAAAAATCAACCCCTCAATTGGAATGGATGTTAACGTGATTAGTATCGTGGATTCACCTGCCGTTGAAAGTTCTTTTTTGGCATTCTCAAAACAAGAAAAAAAAGAATCTTTTGCCGTTGCAAATGAGGATAGGATGGAGTTGCTCGGTATCGCAATGATACCTGATAAAATAATCCCACGATATGATGAAGCGACCAAAGAAGAGTATGATGTGTTTTTCTCAAAGGACACGATTCGGACAATTGCCCAAAACTATTTTTATAGTGGATACCAACATTCGATTAACCTTCAACATTCCGACACATTCGTAAATGCTCATGTGTGGCAAAGTTATATAGTAGATTCTTTAATGGGGTTGAATGCCCCTAACGGAATTAACGCACCTGATGGTACTTGGATTGTCGGTGTAAAACTTGATAAGAACGAAACAAGTTCCCAAAAACTATGGAAGTTCATTAAAGACGGAACCTTTACAGGCTTTAGTGTTGAAGGCTATTTTATTAACCAATTGAGCCAAAATTTCAATTCCCAAATCACACTTGAACAGGAAATTGACAATGCTTTAAAAGCTCTAAATACTAAAAAATAGTAGGCCAATATTTATTGGAAAATAGAGAGAAAAAATGAATATAAAATCATTTAGAGCATTAGAGCAAAAATTTAACGATTTAGTTTCAAAATTCATTTTCAAAAGTTCAACAGTTGGAGAAACGGTATATGAGTATACGGATAATCAAGTCGGTGAAGAAGTATATGTAAGCACGTCTAACGGTTCAGAATTAGCACCTGATGGAAAAGTTGAATTACCTAATGGTGATAGCTTTATCGTTACAGATGGCAAAATATCTGAAGTAATAACAGTAGCAAACGAAGATGCTGAAGAATTAAAAGCTGAAGACACTGAAGAAGAAAAAGGTGATGCTGAAGAATCAAAAGAAGACGAAGCAATTGATTTGATTATCGAGGGTGTTGAGGATAAGGAAGACTTAGCAGAAGAACCAACAGAAGACACCAAAGAAGTTGATGAATTGAAAGCTGAAATTGAAGAGCTAAAAGCAACAATCAAAGAACTGAAAGGGGAGTTCTCTAAAGAAATCGATACCAAAATCGAGGAATTTAGAGCAATCCTAAAAAATACGCCTGCATCATTTAGCAAACAAAATACTGTTGCAGAAGACGTGAAAGAAGACAAGTTTTTGCAGATGGCAAGACTTAACAAAACAAGCAAATAGAAAAATATGAGTTATAAAGTAAATACGTTACCAAAGCACATTTTGGTAAGTGACGAAACAGAGAAATTTTTAACAGAATCGATTTTAGGCGGTTCAACAATCGACTTTTTGTCGGATAATGGAGCATTTGCAGAAGGTCAAATTGGTAGTTACGAGCCCGTCAATATTATGAAAACAGACCTTATTTACCAAGATGGGCGAATTTGTTCTCTCGAAAGTCTTGGTGATGTCGCATTAACACAAACAGACATTTATGTTAAGCCGTTAGCATTTATGCAGTCATATTGTAAAGCTGATTTGTGGCCGTTGTGGTCAAGCGAGGTAATGAGAGCTAAAAAATCAGCGAAAACAATGGACGAAATCTTATTTGCTGATGCTATCATGGCAAGTTTAAAACAAGCTAATAAAGAACAACTTGAACGCAATGTATGGCAGGGAAAAGAGGTTGCTGGTCAATCCGCAACATTTAATGGATTTTTAGAGCAATTAAAAACAGGTACTGTTGATTTGTCAACAGCTACAGGTACAAAATTATATGAAAAAATCATCTCCGCATACTTGTTAATGCCAGTTGCAGTTACTTCAAACGCTGATTTCCGTATTTTCATCGGAACTGAATTATACAATCAATATGTGGCTGAAATTGCACCGTTAAATTTATACAACAAATTAGAACCTTTAGCGGTATTTGGAACATCTGCAACTTTTGTTATTTGTGATGGTTTAGCGGATTCTAAAAAAATCGTTTTTTCACGTGCAAGAAACTTACAAGGTAAAGGGGATATTACGTCAGAAGGAACTGAAATCGAATCGTTTTACGTTGAAAAAGAAGATACAATGTATATCCGTGGTCGTTTTGGAATCGGTGTTAAACCTGTATTCGTTCAAGAAATAGGAGTTTTGGACGTAGCGTAATAGCTACTTAAAAATTGAAATTATTAAGGTGGTGTAATTATATCACCACCTTTTTTATATAAAAATATTAAAAATATGGCAAATTGCGGAAGCTCATTAGTTGGATACGTTCGTCAATGCGGAGAGAAGCTTATAGGTGGTACAAAAAACATCTATATGATAGCGTATAACAACTTAAAAAATATTGAAGGCTCAACGTCTGTATACTCAATTACGGCAGGCAAAGTGAGCGAAGTAGGATTAGAAGCATCGAAGAAATTCGTAAAAATCGAAGTAGAAAATAAACAAAATAACGTAACCGATACAATTCAAATTGGTGATAATGGCATTATAAGCGGTACGTTCGCATATAGTGCTTCAATGGTAGGATATAGCGCAGAAGCAAACCAATTTGTTTCTAGCTTGCTTGGTCAACCAGTGGCGATAATCATAGAATTGGCAAACGGCTCTTATGTAATCGGTGGATTGGACGGAACCGTTCAATTAAAAGAAAGTGTTGGTACAATATCAGCAACTGATTTAAACAGAACGTTATCATTCAATGGTGAGATTTATGCGCCAACTCCAGAGTTGGATAAAACAATCTTAGCTACGTTAATCTAATCCCAAATTAGATAGATAAAAAATACAAATCCTACCAAGGGGGCTAATTCTAGCCCCTTTTTTATTAGGCCAATATTTATAACAAAAAGCAGATGATAATCGACGTAAAAGAAGATGTAAATAGGTTGTTTTTTAATGTCGCACCCTTCACAATTCAGGGTTTAGTGACTTTGAAACTAACCAAAGAATCATCAAATAAAGAAATAGAATTCGGTTTACAGCCCGAAATAATAACCGAGAGATTTATAAAGGTTTTACACTCATTTAATACGCTTGAAGTGGGTAAATATCGATATGAACTAGTCAACAATGAAGTAAAAATTGATAGCGGATTTATTACGGTCGTTGGAGAATCGAAGAAAGTTGCGAAAGAAAGAGCAACGGAAGTAAGAAAAGTGATTGATGGACGAAAAAAATAACAGTATAAATTATAAAATAGAGAATTTTGCAAGATTTATAACACCACTACCAATTGAACCTAGGCAAACAAATGCTGATAAGCATGTGAATTGGGGAGAAGACAATTTATATCCCAATTTTTTAATTGATATTGCTGATAAATCATCGTTGCATGGCTCAATTTTGAATAGTAAAAGCAATTATATTTTTGGTGATGGTCTAATAGATAAGAAGTCGGGAGAGTTTTTGAATGAAATACAAGTGAATGAAGATGATTCACTAAGCGAATTGATAAAAAAATGTATTAATGATTTAGTTTATTTCAATGCCTTTGCTGTTGAAGTAACATTTAACCAACTTGGAGAGCCTTTTAATTACTATCATGTTCCTTTGCATCACGTGCGTTTGAACAATTCTAAAACCACTTTCTTTGTAAATAAAGATTGGAAAAATACACCTAGAACCGTTTTGAGTTATCCAAAGTATTTTCCAAAGTCGAACGATTCAACAGAACCAAAGATATTTTACTTTTCGTCTTACAATGTAAGCGTAAATAATACCTATTCAACACCTGACTACAAATGTATTGAGAGTGCAGTTACGGATATGTTAGTAACTACATTGTTTAAGAATAATACAGCAAACGGATTTTCTTTGACAAAAGTCATTAAAACATACAAAGGGCAACCACCAGAGCAAGAAAAAGCGATAACAACGAAGAAATTTAGAGAAATTTTCAGTGGTGCTGATGGTGAAAACTTACTTGTGGAATTTAATAGCCCACAAGAAAAGGGGATGGAAATAGACACTATTGAAGCAGATGATTATGCGAGCAAACTAATTGAAGTAATTAAAAAGACTGAACGCAATATCTTATCCGCTCATCAAGCGACATCATCTATTCTATTCGGAATAGAAAAAGAGGGTTCATTAGGCAACGCTACTGAATTAGAAAACGCATACCAATTGTTCAAAAATAACTATGTTAAAGATAAACGTATCGAGATAGTTAACGCATTCAACAAGCTATTTCAAGCAGATGACCGTTTGCCAATTATTGATTTAAAAGACAAAGAAAGACTTTTTAAACCTGAATTGGATTCAGCAACCAAGGAGAAGATTATGACCGTAAATGAATTGAGGTCAGAAGCAGGTCTTGAACCATTGCCTGATGGTGATAAATTAATGACAACTAATCAGGTAGTTTTATCAGCTAACAAATCATTTTCCGCTGATAAAAAAAAAGATGATGAAATAGAAAGCTATTCAGCAACATTAGAGGACTTCGAGAGAGTTAAGCATTTGGGTACAAATAAAGAAGATTTTATTGTCATCGGTAAAGCTAAGTTTTCGGGTTGTGGTCATTATCATTTTGCAAGCAATTATAATTCAATTGAGGAATATCTACTTGATAATAAAATCGAAGGTATGACCTTAGATGAAATTGCAATAAAAATAGGTAAGGAGCTGAACCAAAACATCACAAAGCAGGAAGTTCAAAATGCGATAGAGTTGCTAAAAAATGCGGGGTTGATTAATTCCAAAACCAATACAGCAAATAACATCATTCATACTGCACCGTCGAGCATTGCGAATGCTAATAAGATTGAAGTGTACTATGATTATCAGAAGCGTGATGAAGCGGACGGTAATACAATCATTCCAACCACACGTCATTTTTGTGAAGCAATAATAAACAGTAACAAATACTATAGTGCTTCGGATATTCAAAAATTTAGCCTTGCATTTGGTTACAATGTAATGGAACATTGCGGTGGATACTGGAAAAATAAGAAGACTGGAGTCGTCAATAAATTTTGCAGGCATGAGTGGGTGCCAGTGAAAGTGTACAAACCTTAATTAGTAAAATGGAAAAAGTAAATTTAATAAGCATACAATCAATAAAAAACAATAGTGTTTTACCATCAAATATAGATGAGGATGTAATACAAATTGCACTTAACGAAGCAACTGATTTGGAATTGGAACCACTTATTGGTGCTGAATATATTGCAAATATGAGAGCCAAAATTGCAGAAGACACGACATCGGAAACCGACAATTTTGTACTTGATGAAATAATAGAGCCTTTTCTAATTTATGCTACTATTGCGTATGCAATCGACTATCTGCACTTAAAAATCAATAATAAGGGTATCAACGTTTCAACGGATGCAACGCTGTCAGCTTTACAGATAAAAGACAAAGACAGTGCCGTCCAGACCGTGAAGCAGAAAATGGATGGTTACAAAAGCCGTCTAATCAGATACTTTGCTACAGACAATGATGATACAACAAATACATCAATTGATGCTGATTCAACATTTAATTCGATGAATATATACCTCGGTGATAATATTGACTATTCTACTCAGTATTATAAAGAGCGAGCAAGCAAAGTAAACTATTACAGAAGGGGGTATTGATGGTAAGAAATTTAAAATACATCAAAAATATTATTGAAGGTTATTTTGCCCAACATCCGATGATTAATGACATTAAATTCGGAGATACCGATAAGCTATCAACCTATAAAAACCTGAAATACCCATTGCTGAATTTTGAATACGTTAAATCAAATTTTAACTCCAATAATGACAATGCCACTATTTGGGAATTCGCAATTATGGACTTATCGGATGAACTAACAGAATTTGACGTAATTGATGCTACAAATGAAATTGCACAGGATTTTTTAAAGTGGCTAGCAGAACATGACGATATTGAGATAAGCGGTAATGTGTCGGTTGTTCCTTTTTCGGATAATTTCGGTGATTTATGTTCGGGGAATGTTTTCACCGTTACATTTTCATCATTCCGCAATAATTGTATGAATATTTTGCCAGGAAATGGTTAACCGTAAATAGCAAATGTGATGTTTTTCCAATTTTGCAACATGGATAAATCATTAAATATAAAGTGGACTAACATTATCGAATATGTTGAACCCAAAAAACCTAATTTACAAATGGTATTTAAAGGTAAAGACGAAAATGGTGATGATGTTAAAGTCTATATTTCCAAGATAGAGAAAGTAAAGAAGGGACAATAATAGTCCCTTTTGTTGTTTTAGACGATTTCCATATCGTTAAGCCAAAATAAACCGCTATAATCAATTATGACCCATTCTTAAACAAAGATATTCCGACCGAAAGTTATTGCAGTATATGGCATTTAATGAGGTTAAAATCTTAAATTTTAGTGGATTATTTGTGAATTAAAAAATAATGGTCTATGTCTCTATAGGTCATCAATAATACTATAGTTAAAATCTATTGTCATCCAATATTTATCATAAAATGGAAGACAAAAGACTACAATGGGCGGACTCCATAACGCTCAATAGAATAAACCTAATGCACCCTGCATTAAGAGATGAATTAAGAAACCAATACCTAGAAATCAATACTCAATTACCCAAAGGTGTACGATTGAGATTTACACATACACTACGTACTTTTCAAGAACAAAATGAACTTTACGCACAAGGTCGAACAACCAAAGGTAAGATTGTGACAAATGCAGAAGCTGGCACATCATGGCACAATTATGCGATGGCATTTGATATTGTTATTCTATATGATAAAGATGGTAATGGCACCTTTGAAACTGCATCTTGGGATGAAGACAAATATTTTATGACTGTTGTGAACTATTTCAAAAATAAGGGTTGGGTTTGGGGTGGAGATTTTCGAAGCTTTAAAGATAGCCCACACTTTGAAAAGACTTTTGGGGTGACTATAAGCCAAGCATTAGCCAAATATAATGCAGGTGATACCATTACCGACAATGTTATTAAGTATATCAAGATAGGAGGTTAGAAGATGGAAATATTTAAAATCTTAAAGGAGGTCATTAACTCATTTTTCACCTCTTCGATAATCAGCAAATTGATATTTTTCATATCAGCCTTTTTTGCTCCAATATATGAATTATACATTTTACTTATCTTCTTAGTATCGATTGATTACCTTATGGATTTGGCTGTATGGTTTTTCAAAGGGGACAAGTTGACAACAAAAGTATGGGATGTTACCAAGCCTTTTATAGTCAAATTGATAATGTATTCGGTATTAGTGATAACGGTCAATAGCGTTCAAATGCACCTAATAAAAGAAGCCTTTGAATTGTTTAAGATGGTAATAGCTATTCCAATAATTGCGGAATTATTAGGTATTGTTGCGACAGTTGAAAGATACACAGGTGTGCAAATCGTTGATAAGCTAAAAGGTTATTTAGGTAATTGGATTAGTTCAAAAGAGCCAAAATAGGTTTATTCTAATTCATCATAATGTATTGCTGATTTAAATTCGTAATCGTTATCCACATATAAGACAAAAATCATCTTCATGTATTTATATTTATTTCCTTCTATATCTTTATATTTTAAATCAATTATAAGCGGATAAGTAGTATTTATCATTGAGTGTGAAACAGCTACATAATGAGATGAAGTAGATGGTGTGGTATGTTTAAAATTGGAATCACTTGACTTGCCTTTGCTTAATAGATATTTACCTGTCAATAATATCTGATAAGTCATAGGTTTATCAGATGAGATTTTTAAAACTAATTGTAGCACTCTTTCGTCATAGTTTTCGTCGTAAACGTCGTTAATAAAATCTGTTTTTATATTGATGTTCGGTTTAATCGAATATAAATGTTTGTTTGTTTCAATTCTAGTAATTACTGCTTGGCTTTTTTGTACTTCCATTTGTGACTCAAGCGTTTTGTATATAAATACTCCACCAATAAGTGTAACTAAATAAGTGAACCAATCCGATATTGTACCCCATGTTTCTGCTTTGAATAGATTCTGTTTAGGCCAAAAGCAATTTATCAATAGAATTATAGATGCTAATATTGCTGTAGCAATTAACGCATATACGATTATAAAAAATATCTCTGTAAGCTGATTTTTTTCTTTCTTTTCATTCATGGCAATAACAAAGATAACATAAACCAT